GCTCCCACTGCTTTCCATTTAAACTGTGATATTTCTTCTACCTTTTCTTCAACCTTTTCTATTCTTTCACTAAGTTCTTTACTAATTGCTTCGTGTTGTTCTTTGGATGATACTTTAATATCCTCAATCATCTTTACAATAATATTATCTGTTCGGTTACACTGTTCAATCTTTTCATTATGAACGGCAAGCATTTGACTAATATTTTGACTTGTCTCACCAATCTTTTGAATTGCAGTATCAATACGCTCCATCATTTGCTCGTAAACATTAATACGCTCTTCGAGCAGTGCTATTTTTGTTTCTGTAGATGATAATGGGAACATTGACTTATTGTGGTGGTTTTCTTTTTTGCATCCAACGAGAACGAGAACCTTTTCCACCATAGATATATTTTTTCTTTGGCGCAGGCATTACTGGATCATATCCTGCAACAGGACCTTTTGGATCAGCGGAACCAGTAAATCCACCAGCACCTACAACCATGCCTTCCTCTTTAAGGGTACGAATAATTTGAATTACTCTATCTAATTTATTCATTAAATTTCTTGCAATTGAGAAAGACACTCATTATCTTCTGGAATATCATGAATTTGAGTTCTAGGATATTCTGGAAAACGATTCAAAAAAATCAAAAAACTTTTTATAGATGGCCACAGTTCTTTTTCTAAATTATAGAACAAAAGAGGAACTGCTGCATCATTGAAAACATTAAACAATATAATTAAATGATTTAATATGAGATGAGTTTTAAGTTCACCAGTATTCTTATATCTTTTCAACAATCGTTTTACATAACGAATTCTTTTCAAATCAGTTTCAAAATCCTCCATAGTCAATGCTTGAGGATTCTCATAGAATTTTATAGCAAATAACAAATAATTGTCATCATTCAATTCATCAAATCTCATACCATATTATCAGCTTTCTGGATATCTGGTGTCGTCTTCAGCGTCACCTGCAATCATGCTTCCTGCAACTAAGGTTTCAGACTTAACTCTGAAATTACCGTGACAATCAACATAGGTTGTTACTCCAACCCATCCCGCGTGTGCGACGGCATAAGCGGCATTCTTTCCACCAACCGTTCTACCAGCAGCAACGTTTGTTTCAGTTGTACCAACACCAAATACAGCAGAGAATCTATTAGACTTTACTTCAGGAGCAAAGTATTGACCATCCTCAAGAGTATATTTTGGTTTTTGAGTTACAGTGTATCCAGCGCCAGAAATCGTGTTGAGTGTTGGATGTGGAATCAAGAACTGTGTAGATCCGATTGAAAGTTGAGTAGCAGAAGTAATTCCAGTGATCACTGCTTGACCATAGGTTCCTCCAGCGCCAACGACTAAAATATCGCCAGTTGAAATGCCTGCAGTTACAAAGGTTGTGCCACTTCCAAGTACAACTTCAGTACCAAGATTAATTGTAATAGTTCCAGTTAGATTGCTAAAAGAATCTCTATTGCCCCAAAGAGCCATGTTTCCTTACCTATAAATTCTTTGTATACAGATATTTATAAAAAAAGGAGACCTTTAGTTTTGGTCTCCTCGTTTTTGTTTTTATTTAATTCAAGGAGTTATATCTTTAGCACCTTTATTCTTCAGTTGTGCTTGAACTTGAAGAAGAATGAGTGAAAGAATTCCGTTTGATTTTACCTTTGGGTTTGCTCCAAGTGCTTCCGAAACTGCAAAAAGTACAGTTGCGATAAGAGCCTGATTTGCTAAACACCAAGCGACGACTGCCGACATGATGACCTCCGTATGAAGAGTATCCTGTCCTATTTAGCAATCAATCGTATCTTGAATGCATCATGTCCTGTGCTCTTTGAGCATCAGCACGACGCTTTGCTACTTTTTGAGCAGGAGATCTTGGTCCACCATATTCACCAGCTGCAGGTGGTTTTTTGCCAGGAACTTTTTTACGTTGTCCAGCAGGCTTTCCTTCCATTCCACGAATTGTCTTTTTTACAGAACGATATGCTGGATCTGAACTACCACCACTTTGCTTTCCTTGCTCTCTTTCAAGACGATTTAATTCATCAATTTGCTCACCTTCTGGTTCATAAGACATTTTAAGACCCATTGCTCTCATCTTATTTTTAACAAGATTAATCTTAGTTGGGATTTCTCTAGGGTCTTCTACACCACCTTCACTCTTTTTGAGTTTTGGTTTTTCATCCATACCACAATCTGCTTCTTCCTTATGAACTGGAAGACCCTTATGCTTTGTTTTAGCAAACTTCTTTGCTTCTTTTTTACTCATTCCAGCGGCTGCTTTTGCAACTTCAGGAGAAGCGGGGGTCTCACCTTTTTTAGCAGCATAAACCATTCCCATAAACTTTTGCTGAGCCTGACTTACTGCTTTCTCAGATAAGAAAGGTCCTTCCATTTCATGGTGAGCAACTTGCATATACGAAGATGCATTTCTTCCAGTACCAGTTCCAGGGACTTCTGGATTGATTTTAACTGTGTTTTTTCCCTTCATTACATCAATTTTTTTATTATTCGCATCTGGATTTGCCGACTCATCATTTACTTCACCAATAAATTCTTCAGCAACACCTTTCCTTTTCTGAATTGCAGCGCCGCGAACTTTTCTACGATTTAAAAGATACTTATCAGTCTTATCATGATCACCATCATTATCAATGTCCTTATCTTCCCTACCAACTGGATCTAAACCTTTACCTGCTTTTACTCTTGCGGTTTGCTCACCCTTCTTTCTCTCACCTTCATAAGGATCACCATATTCCGTCATTTCAACTTCTTTAATATTTGGATTTGCACGAAGAGCACTAATTTTATCACGAGTGGCATATCTGACATAAGAACGACCGTCTTTACCAGTTACTCTTACCTTATATTTTCTGTGCTCAGCAGTCTCCAGCTTCTCCATATAAGTTAGACGGATTGGTTCTTCTTCTTTCTGAACCCCTTCTACAAATACTTTATAAAGTGCATTTGCAACACTAGTAGTTGCAAACTCTTCAATATTAAAATCTTCTGCTTGCATTCCGCCCTTACCAAACAATTTCTGCTTTACTAAAGTCTTTTCTTGCTGACTCATATTGCTATTTTGCATATATTGAGAATATGCTTGACGAAGAGGAAGTTCTTCTCTTCTGGCACGATACCGAATATCATAAATCGCTTGCTTTACTCTCTTTTCTGGAGACTTTCCACCAGCTTCCTTTTTATCTCCGCCAGCAGGAGCTGCAGCAGCAGGAGCGTGTTTTCTTGCTGGAAGCTCTTCAGCAATATGTTTTTTCATGAGAAAATTTTACTTTTTACTTTTTCTATATTTATTTATGAATTGCTTAACATCATATCCCATATATGCCTTTCCACCATATTGCAAATTCTCTTTTCCCGTTCCAATTGCTCCTGGTGTCATATCAGAAAAATGTTTAAATGCACCTAAAGTTCCTACAAGAGTATTAGGATGAATTTTATCTCTCATTTTACTATCCATTCTAACTTCAGTATATTCAACCAAATCTTTAATCCACGATTTGAACATTTGACCAGACTCGGTAACGCAAATTAGATAATTCGTCCCTCTACGAATAATACGTCCAACTAATCCAGTGTTTAAATTTTCAACTTTTTCACCTAGTTTAAAAATAGATTCCGTAAGGTAGTTTTCACGAAGAGTTTGAAAATCAAACTTAGGTGCAATCTGCCAGATATCCCATCCTTCTTTAACACTCATAGCACCACGAAGAATGTTGAAAAGTTCTTTTGCTTCTGCTGGTTTGACTTCAGGAGGAAGACCAGAACGGAAAGTTTTAAAGTCTCCTTCAGCAGCAGCAAGTCTCATTCTTGATGCGGACATTCCTTCCACACCTTTTGCATCAGGATCTCTATCACCAGCAGAAACTACTTCAATATTATCAAAATTATAAAGTTGACCATTATACTGACCAGAAAGTTTTTCAAATTCCTTAACTCTATCAGCACCACCGATAATTCTCACACCAGCATATCCATTATTATGTGCCATTTTTAATACATCAAAAATGGTTTTAGTATTAGCGTCGTTTACAATATTACCGGCGTGATTTGGATAAAACTTCTGCATATAAGCAATCTTTGTATCAGGATCAAGAGGATTCTTTTTCTTATCCTGACTTCTTGAGGGAAAGATTAAATATTGCCCATCTTTGTCCTGAGACGCTGCCTGTGCCGCAACATCCATTAATTGCTGATGTCCAATTGTTGGTGGATTAAATCTACCAAAAGCAATAGTAAGAGTACCTTTGGTTTTAGGAACTGGAAGATATTGTGCAGGAGGTTGTTCTTGTGCTACTGCCTGTTGCTCTGGTGCAGGTGCCTGCTGCTGTGCTGCCTGCTGTTGAAGTGCTGGATCATTATAACCAGGCGAGGCAATTGTTTTTTCCTTTTCAGTTTGTGGTCCGTCTTTCTGACCTACTCTTTGACGCTTATTATAAAATTTTAACTTACCACCTTCAGTTTTTGCTACAAACTCTCCCTGCTTATCATACCAACCACCATGACCATCTCCAACAAGTCCAAGACGCTGTGCTTGTTGAGATGCGGTTGCTTCTGTTATGAATTGGAAAAAACTTTTCATTATCTATTTAAATATGTACCAGTTACTCTTATATTATGTATTTATTTCATACAAATCTTGAAATGGTTCTTCCACCAATTGGTTGTATGATGACTCTGGCACCTTTTATCCCATGATCACTGCGATCTCCTTTATATACACCTAGAAATACTGGTTCATAATTACCACTTATTCTATCACCATTGTTTAATTTATGTCCAGAGCAAGTTAATTCATAATATCTTCCCCTACTTTGAATATTTAATATTCCTTGCATAGTAACATCCACATTATTCTCATTTTTCATACCACCATAACCACTTCCATAAACCGCCATTTTTTTCAGATTTTCATCTTGAATTTTTCTACCAACCGTTGTAGCTGCGGGCATACCATTTACAAACATTTCTTTTAAAGTGTTTATGAATGCTTGGGTTTCTGGATGATTATAAATCAAAGGTTCTACCCTTTGAGACGTTCCAGACCATTGTTGAAATGCCTTTGGTCCATCACCAGCTTTATGAGAAACGTGTCCAACGTATCCAGAAACTCCCCTAAAGTGAAAATCACATTTGGGTGTTCCAGGAGTGCTTTCACATAGACCAACTTGATATATTGTTGTACCAACTTTTAGAGGTATAATTTCAGTACCTAATTTATCGAAGATTGCATTTAATTGCTGATTGATTCTTACAATCTGAGCATCTTCTTGTGCCGTGGTCGCTTGCGTTCTACCAGAAAATTCAGAATCTTTAAAAATTTGAGTTAAACTTATATACTGTCCCGAAATAGTTGGAAGCATTATGGATCTTCCACTTTTAAATCTTTCAAAATGACTAAGAGTAGTCAATTCTTTTAAAATAGATTTATCTAGTTTTACTTTAGTTCCGTTTGATTCTGATAAAATAAAATCTTTTCCTATTCTTATTCTGTTTAAAAAAATATTAAAATTATTTCTTTTTGCAAGTTCACTAGGACTTAACGTAGCCATTTTTATTTTTATTTAGAAGTGCCCAAAAGAGGACTTGAACCTCCACAGAATACTCTACAGGAACCTAAACCCTGCGCGTCTACCAATTCCGCCATTTGGGCAAAGTGGAGAATAGCGGGTTCGAACCGCTGACCTCCTGAATGCAAATCAGGCGCACTACCAACTGTGCTAATTCCCCAATAAAAATATTATATCACTTCATAGGCATAAGGTCAAATAGTTCTGGATGAAGTTGACCGTACTTCCGCATCAATTCACCTGCCTTTGCATTTGCTTGATTTTCAGTTGGACTACCAGCATGAGAACTTTTACGGTCTAAACCTTTCTCCATATGCTGCTTATAATGAACATATTCGTGAGCAAGAGTTCTCAAAATATCCATAGGATGACGATTAATAACACTCAAATGAATAGCATTATTTTTTGATATTTCTCCGAATGCTGCGATTCTTTTTGCAAAGTCAGTATCATCTATGAGAATAATTGGAATGTCATAATTAAGACGCAACTCTCTTTTTAAGAAAACAATAAATCTTTTGAGAATTGCGTCAAACTGAATTTGAGTCGTTGGTCTTCCTTTTCTTTTACCAAGAAGAGACATATTTTTTGAAATATTTATCAGGCGCCAAGAATGGCGCCAATATTGTCATCAATATCTTGAATAACTGCACGAATATCAGAAATACGAGGAGGAACACTCACTTCATCATAAGTGTATCCTTGCTGTGCTTCAAACAAAATTTGACGAACTGCAGCTGCTGCACGAACATCAAGTTTCAGAGTTACTTTTTTATCTTTAGTCATCGGTCGTCAGCAGCACGGTTTTCAGAGAAGTAAACATCAAAAGCACCTTCAGGATAACGCTTGAGAAGTTTTTGAACATTACGAGCAACAACATCATCAAGTGTAGTATCCAATGCCATACAAGCCTGGGCAACATACCACATAATATCACCCAGTTCAATGATCAGGTGCTCACGGTTGTCTTCGGTATAAGGTTTGCCCTGAAATACCATCTTCTTGACGATTTCCATAAACTCACCACCTTCAGCATTGATACCAACGGCAGCAGTCAGGAGTCGTTCAATATTAGCACCTTTTTCATCCAGTTGAACCAGACGATCAGAGAGGGCAAGAAAGTCCTTAGATGCGTCAGAAGTCACGGCATCTACAAACTCAGCATACTTATCAAAATTAACGTGTTTAGCGGTTTCCATTAAAATTTAAATCCTTCAAACGACTTTTTAGGTTTCTTGTCTTCGTTATCATTATACTCGTCTTCGTTTCCAGAGTCAAGTATATCTTTTTGTGCTGACTGTTCACAATCGTACAGTCTCATTTTAGCACGGTCAATACCCACAATGAAACGCTTAAAAATTGTGGGGTCATTGTATCGATTCTTCAATTGCTTCACCATGATCTGTCCCAACTGCTCAAGCTCTTCAGTGCTAATAAGGGCAAACATAAGATCAGCAGTAGCAGGCAAACCAAAGGACTCGCTAGTATCAGTAAGTTCAACATCAGAAGAACCAAAACCTGAACGAGTGGTCTGAGTAGCGGAGACAATTGGGACATTAAACTCGACGGCGAGCCCCCTAAGTTCTTCAGCAATTGACTTGATATATGAATAAGAATTGATAGAGCTGTTTGCCTTATGCCTAGAGGAAGCACAAATATTAAGGTAATCAATGAAAATAATATCAGGTCTGAATGATTTCTTAAGAGCAAGTTCATTGAGAAGTGCCTTAAAGTGTCCTGAATGTGCGGAAGCAGTCGGATACTCTTTGATGACCAAAGAACCTTGTGTCTTCTTCGCAATACTATTTACTTTCGTTTCAAACATTTGGCGTGGGAGATCAACCAGTTGCTGAATCGGGACATTGAGAAGGTTCGCATCAATCCTCTCTGCAATTCGCTCTTCTGCCATCTCAAGAGTGATATAGAGAACGTACCTGCCTTGCAGTAAGACGGAAGAAGCCAAGTGACACATGAATAGCGATTTCCCAACGCCCGTCCCAGCGAGAGCGATATTGAGAGTCTTATTAGGGAGACCACCCTTTGTGATTTTGTTGAAATATTCCAGATCAAACTCGATCTTATCTTCTTTACGGTGATAAAACTCATATCGCTCCTCATAGTTCTGAAGATAATCGTGTCCGATATTATTATCAAACGATACTGCTAGAGCATCAGAAAGAATGCTTGGAATCGCATCACGATTTTTCTTATCATTATTTCCATCAGCAATATGAATTGACTCCATAAGTGCCAAGTAAATGGCACGGTCACGACACCACTTTTCAGTAGTATCAAGTAACCATTGCTTTTCTACAGGAGCATCATTTAAAAACGAATTGATTTCTCGAATCTCTTTGACTTCAGTTTCATTGAGATCTGTGCGATTCTCTACCTCAATATTGAGTGCTTCAATCGTGATTGCTGAACCATACTTAACAATGAATTGAACAATCTCCTCAAAAATGATCTTTTCCGTCTTTTGCTCAAAATAATCTGGTTGTATGAAAGGAATGACCTTGCGTGAGTAGTCTTCATTAAATACTAAGTTTCTGAGAATAGTTGTCTCAATTCGTTCCATAAGAGAATTGTTGTTTCGCGGCAGCATCAAGTTGCTGCATTACTTCTTCGGTAAAATACTGGTCGGGATTTTTTAGGATTTCTTTCGCATAAAGTTTTTTGCCATTAATTTCATAACGCCCCGCAACATTCTTCCAGAGTCCAGCG